TTTTTAATTTAGTAGCACGAGCACCTGTTCGTGGTTCATGAAATATTGGAAATGATGTTTTATCAGAACATTTTAAAAAATAAAAACCTGATACATGTTGATTCCAATGAATATGAGCTGAATGATGTCCACCACCTTTTTTAGAAAATTCTTGTACCCACATTTCAGAAAATATAGTTGTATACTGCTGCATATCAAAACCTTGCCAATCTAAAAACTCCCAAGATTTTTGACCTACATAATTTCTAAAATCTAAAAAATTATTATCCATAGTTAATGCTGTTGAATGATATGATCTTCCAAAATCCCCATGTTTTTTGATATATTCTTTTTCCCTTTTTTTAGCATCTTTGATGTATTGATTAGATGCTTGATTTAAAGATTTAACAAATTCAGGTTTTTGTTCAAACCATATTGGTGTTTTAAAATATTCTTGAATAATCATATTATTTAAATGGATATCCAAGGTTCCACATAACCAATGAATATCTTACTCCTTTCGTTACTGGTTTAACTCTATGCCATACAAATGAAGGAAATACAATAATAGAACCTTTTGGTAATATTTCTTTTGCTTGTTTTAAATGTTTAGCTTCTTCTCTCATATGAGGATCATAGTTTCTAAAATCAAATTCTAATTCACCACCTTTATATTCGGACCCATCAGTAAGTTGACAAGTCATGGAAAGCTTTCTTATTTTACCATGTTCAGGATTATCAGGTTTATCATATGGTTTGTTCCAAGAATCACAATGCCAATCATAATATTGATTCAATTTATATTTTGTAAACTGACAAGATTCTGATCTATCCCAATCAAAATTCCAACCAGCTGCTCTATTAGCTTCATGAATGTATGGGTGTAATTCTTTATATATCCATGGATCATTGAGCCATACTAAATCTGAATTTCTTTTACGTTTCATATCTTTTATTTCTTGTTTAGTAAGTTCCCTATCTCCATAACCACCAGTTCTTGCCATTGTTTCTGCTTGTGATAAACCATATTTAATAATATCATCACATAGTTTTGGTGGTATAGCTGAAGTAAAATACCAATAATAATTAGATATATTCATTTACAAAACCATCCTGCTATTATGTATCTTTCTTTTAAACAATTTTTATTTACTTCATGTTCTAAATTAACACCATCAAAAAAAACTGCTCTACCTTTTTGAGCATTGATTTTTAAACCATCTGTAAAAATTAAACTACCACCTGAAAAATCGTCATTAAGAAATACTATACAAGAAGCTATTGTGGTATCAGAGAATACATCTCTGTGTTTATTAAAACATGAGTTAACAGGACATTTAATAATCTGCCACCAATCTAATTTTAAAGAAAGTAAATTTTGAAATTTTTCTATAATATCACTACAGTTTTTAATTTCAAAACCATTTACCCATATTCTATCATGAAATTTTTCTTTGTTTTTTGAAATTTTAAAAGCATCCAACGCATTTTTTATTTGTTCGTTAGTTAAAAAATTATTAATGGATATTACAGTATTAGATATATTCATAAGTTATTGTTTGAACAAAGTTTAAAGAATCTTTCTGATTGTTTGAGATCACATACATATTAGTTGATGGAAACATAATAAACATATTATCTTTTAATTCTATATCCCAACTTCTTCCTTTTCTTCTATTGTCATCATAAAAGATTCTCACCATACATTTATTAGTTTTTACACCATATAATAATGTATAATCTGGTGAGTTTCTTAAATCGATTGGATCAATATTTAGTAAGGGTTGTGATATTTGATTGGGTTTATAAATATCTCCAAATGTTTTTTTATTAATTAATTGAAAACAATATTCTAAATTTATATGCTCACGAATATAAGTATTAAGCATATCCCAAGTTCTTGAAAATGGAAACTCTGAATCTGTAAATGTTGATTGTAAAATATCGCCTGATAATTTATCTCTATCTATTTCAAAACCCTTAGGCATTGAAACGTCACCACAGAATAAACTTTGCTCTGTTAAAACTTTCTTTTGCATACCACCACTTTATTTATACTATGTATTTTTATTTGTCAAATCCCAAGATTGATTAGTTTCGTTCCATTCATAAACCCAAAAATGAGTATATGCTGTATTTTGATCTTGTTGTTCTTGAGTTAAAGCAGGTGCAAGACCAATTGGAGATTTCCAAGATGCAGTTGCAATATCTTTTACCCATGAAGCATATGGTTTAGGTGGCCAAAAAATTTGATCATCTTCATCCCAAGTATAACCAATACCTGCATAGTTTCCTCTGAATGCAGTTCCACCGTTTCTATGTTGTCCCCCTGCTGTATTGTATGAAGTTTGAATCCACATTTGTGCAGGCCAATTATTGTGTTGTTCTAAATATTGTTGACCTACTGCTTCGTCTTCAACTCCGTCAGCATTTAACATATCCTTGTTATCAAGTGTTAATACTTGAATAACTTTTCCGTTTGCTCCTAGTTTTGCGAAATGTGCCATAAGTTACCTCTATTGAAATTTATACCTTATTATTACTATTCCTGAACCACCTGTACCACCAGAAAGTCCATTAACAGAACCACTCAATCCACATCCACCACCTCCACCACCAGTATTAGTAGTTCCATTAACTCCAGAACTAACAGGTGTTCCTCCTGGACCGCCTCCACCTGGTCCGCCTGTTCTAGGTCCTTGATCTCCAACTCCACCGCCACCACCAGCTCTTGTAACAGGAGATCCATTAATTGAAGTTGTTACACCAGCTCCACCATCTCCTCCTCTTCCTGGAGGATTTCCTATTGCATTTTGACCAGCAGCTCCTGCACCACCACCTCCACCTGAACCAGCATTACCAATAAATTGTGAATAACCTCCTTGATTACCTTGAGGCGGAGATGTAGGAGGTGTATTACCTGCTGCATTAGGACCTGTTCCTGGATTCGACAAACCAAAAAGTCCACCTCCACCACCTGATCCTCCAGCTCCTGATACTGCTCCTGATGGTGTAGGAACACCTCCTCCGTATCCACCACCAGCTGATGTTATACTTGAAAAAATTGAATTTGAACCAGATACGCCATTGACACCACCACAAGCATAAACACCACCTGCTCCACCTCCTCCAACTGTAATTGGATAAGGAGATGCTGTAATTGTTAAACCTGTTGTGACTAATGGGGAAGCTGGATATTCAGGGGCAGTTACTCTGCCTTCTCTAAAACCACCTGCTCCACCAGTTCCATTTCTATCTCCACCACCACCGCCACCACCACCTGCTACCACTAAATATGAAACAGCATTAGGGCCTCCAGCTGGATTTGTTGAACTATTACCAACTTGCGTAACATTAAATGTTCCAGGGCTTGTAAAAGTATGAATTTTGTAATCTCCAGATGTTGTAACTGTTCCACCTGTTGCCGTTGTAAATAACGCAGGTAAAGGTAAATCTGCAGAATTTGCAGAATTTATAGGTCTCCAACCTTGAGTACCATCAACATAAACTAAAGTAATAGTTCCTCCTTCAGCCTCTATGATAGGATTTACTGTTCCTCCTTCAATTGGTGAACCATTTCTATCTATTGTAATATTATTTGTATCAGCAGTATTAGCATAATCTGCTATAGCAACTATATCTCCAGCTGAAGGTGAACTTGGTAGTGTTACTGTAATTGCTCCAGAAGTTGTATTTACAAAATAACCATTACCACTTACAGCAGTAAACCCTGCAGTTTTAGCTGTAGTGTCCCAAGTGACCGCTCCAATATTTTGGAAAACTCCTTGATCTAACATTGTAGTTCCGCACGATACTACTCCCATTATAAATCTCCTTCTATCTTAGATAAATTAATTTTAAATTTTTCTCCAGATATATTATTTATTATAAATATATCATTTTTACCTTCTTGTAAAGTCCAATTGCCTTTTGTACCATCTACTATATTTCCTTGATTTTTAGCTTGATTGGATAAATGTAAATCTCCAGTATATAAATTTTGCCATACTGCAGCTTGAGATCCTAAATCATAAGTATCATTAGTACCTGGTATAATATTACCTGTTACAGTAGCATTACCTGTTATAGTAACTTCTCCAGTTATAGTAGCATTTCCACTACTTGTAAAACTTGTTACATTTACATCTCCAATGTTTGCTAAAGAATTATACATTGTAGTTCCATCAGTATAAACTAATGTTCTAGTATTTTGTTTAATTTCAACACCAGTTCCTCCAGTAGGAGCAAAATTTAAAGTATAGGAACCTGAAGTATTATTAAATACTGTATAATTATTTTCTACAGCATCTGTAAATACATAAATATTTGCAGTTAATGCACCTGTAAATTCTAATACTGCATTATGTGCTTGGTCATCTGTTGTAGAATCATCTGTGTTAGTTGTAGAATTATTTGATGTTAAAATAACATTAGAATTTCCTGAAACATCAATTGATTGATAGCCTTTTATAGATGAATCAATTCTATTAAAAACATAATTAACTAAATCACCCCAAGAACCAGAGTTTTCTCCAGAAGCTTGACGTTCTAATTTTAATCTC